GTGATACGTTGGCCGTTGCTTCTATTCTCAACAGATTGATAGCGCTCGTTGGGGTGATAGCCCTTGTCATGAACTCATTTCCTTCGGTTTTTTGTGGGATAGTATCGTCTATCGTAACAGCCGTGTCCCCGGTTGCATATGCCCCGTCAGTAGTGACAACTGTCTGCACGATATCCCCCGTCCGCTTCACCCCCGGCACCATAACCTGAATCTTCGTCGGTGCGTTATCCCCTTCACCGGCGGTCCCGCCAGTGGTGATTTCGATATACCCGATGCACCGACAGGCAAGATTTGTCCGTGCCGTGGTGGAGTACATGCCGGTCGCCGAATCTGCTGCACCCGCGCCTCCCTCTGCCGTAGTCGATACAAGCCCCGATTCCGGGAAGATATCTGCTGTGCGTGACAAGGCAAGTTCGACCGTCCCGGCGTTGTCAATCGCCCACACGTAGAGGCGGCCCGATTCTGCCGCTCCGAACCCAAGCGTTGAACCGGACGAGAGGACGACGGAAAGGGCAGAAGAGACGGACCGGACGACTGGTTTGCCGTCTGTGAGGGTTGCGGAACGGAAACCAATACGGCACACATTGGTAGCCGATGGGTCGTTACCGTCGATCCCTTTCAGAGCAATCGTTAAGGCTTTTCCGCTTGCAGTGGCCGTCAGGCTTACATTGTCAATAAGCTGCTGAACATTGGACAATCCGAACCGTTGCCACGCCGAACCGTCGTACCAGAAATACCCTTCCGTCCCATCACCCGCCGGGTCCCAGTTCGTCCCGTCCGCATAGGCGATAAGCCCGGCACGGAGATAGTTCGCACCCGGCACGGCTTGTCCCACCTTCGGGTTGAGAAGGGGAGAAAGGAACTGCAATGTTTCAAGTGCCTTGTTGAGTATGGCGACTTGCTGTTCGTAAGACAGTACGTTGCTGGCGGGTAATGTTATCATCTCAACCCCGTTTCGACGACTTCAACGTCCATGCTTGTTATTCCCGAATGGTTGCCCGTAGTCAGTTCAAAACGGACGTACCGCCCCGACTTTCTGACATCCGAAAACCCGTTGGAGCCTACAGCCCGTGGCAATGAGTAGGACACAGACTCGTTCTCGTTCATCTTCGTGCCGACACGGACGGATGGAGCCGTAACCGCGTTGTGGACAATCGGGCGCACCCTCCTGATGTGGGCTATCTTGCCGTCTGAGGTTGAAATGTCGCCCGTTTCAACAACACCCGTAAGTGCCGCACCCGCGAAGGTCGCCATTGTCTTGTCGTCACCGTTGACACACGACAGGACATACGTGTTTGCCTGATAGAGGTTTGAATCCATGTCGTAGGGCATGTCGTCAACGATAGGGTACGTGGTGTCTATTGTGTCCATTTCCAGCGCACCCGCAACGTGTACCCATATGCAGTGCGTCGTAAGGTCGATCAGGGAGAATATCCTTGCCCGGTAGTTGTAGCAGAGTATCTTGTCGGGTGTTCCCGTGCCGTTGGATGACGCGTAAGACCAGAACACAAGCCCCCTGTTGGGGTCGTGCGCCGCAGTGATGCGGTATTTACTGCTTGCGACATACAGGTTTTGCAGAACGGTGTTTTTCACTCCCGCGCCTATCGGGGTAGGGTCGCCAGCACCCGACCATTCGTAAATGTCCCTGTCAGACCAGAAGAAGACCTTCGCCCCGATGGAGACAACCGAACCGGGCAACGCCCCTATGTCCTTGACCGCATTTTGCAGGAATGAGAACGTGTACGCGCCGCCTGAGAACACCCCAAGGGTGATGCTGTTCTGATGGAAGATGCCGAAGTTTGAGCCGATATGCGCGAGTCCCGTTATCTCCCCGTCCGCGTCTGCCAAGTCCTGACTGTCGGAACCCGTCGCCAGGGACGCGGTGAAGTCCTCTATACTCTCGTGCGCCGACCATTGGAGCTTCTTCGGGTAAATAGTGCCGTCGTTAAGATAGGCAAGGATAAGATAACCGGAGTGGATAAGGACGTATTTACACTTTGGAGGTGTCCCGCCCAAAGCCGCAAACGCCGTTCCGGAACTGAATGCTTTCAATACCTGAATGGCGTCTGCATAGTCTGTCGCTACAATCCATTCACCGTACTGCGCGAAACTCCATGCGTTCGTTCCTGCGGTATAGCCTCCCGCGATTGATACATCCGTAACCGTGTCGTTTATCTCTACGCGGTATATCTTGCTCGTCGTGCCGATTAGCGAATAGGCGTTGCCGTTGTTACTGCGGAAACACCTTGCGGCAAGAGGGGTGCCGTCGAGAACGGTAGAAATCAACTGCAATTTGTCGGGCATGGGCGCGTAGTATTCATCGAGGGGTACGACATTCTTGCACACGGCAAGCCCCCCGTCAGGCATGGCAAGCGGGGAATAGTCCGGCATCCATCCCTTGCTGATGTTTACCTTCATGCCTTTAACCCCTTCTGGTTGGCAAGCCCCTGAAAGAGGGTGTTCATCTGCATCATTTCGTTGCGCGTCTGTTCCGTCGCCTTCTGCTCGCCTATCGAACGCATGATCTGGTTTTCAAGACATTCCGCGATATGGATAAAAACGCATACCTCAACGGGTACGGGATTCGGGTTCCCTTCGTAGAACCTCACACCCCTGCGAAGGAGTCTGCACTTATCGCATTTCAGCTTTTCGTTGAACGGGCATTTCTCCATCGAACCCCCTAGTTCTTGCTACAGATAATGCAGTTGTACGCCGCAGGCCGCCAGTTGCCGCTATGGGATATTGAAGTCAGCGCGTGTCTGTGTGCGCCGCCGCCGCCTGCGCTCGTGTTGTCATAACTTACGTAGGCCGTACCGGGGCCAGAACCGGCACCACCGAAGGCCCATGTTGCAGAATCATTTGGTGTTGAATATGTGGCACCCGAATGTCTGTGATAGTGGCTGTGTGCCGGAATGTCTGTCACGGTCAGGGTGTAATAATCCGTGTTCCCTGAAAGACCGGAGAACGTCCACGTACCTGTTGAATGTGCCGTGCCGCCCGTCTGCCCTCCGGCTGTGCTTCCCTTCGTGATAAAGACCAGTTTGTCGTTGACGGCTGTGTCTATCGTCCATCCGGTAGGTGCTGTGTCCTGATAGAACAGCATCTTCGTACCCGTCGCAGGGGCTATGGTGGTATCGGAAATGGTGTTGCCGATGACATCCCACGAAGTCCCGTTGCAGTAAAGGACGACATAGGCATACTGTGAGGCGAGTTCGTAGGTCAGTTCCCCGTCGATGGTTTCCGTGGTGGACGCATCGACAGTCACCTTGTTCGCGCCCGCGTCCGATTTCTTGATGATATAGACCTTGCCTTCCCCTGCCGTGGCTACGGCTGGAAGGTTGACGGTCACGGCCCCTGCGGTGGCGTCGCATGAGATAACGGACTGCGTGACAGCCGCGTTTATCGTCGTTGCCGTGTCCGCATCGTAGGCGGTCTGGTTCTTGAGGACCGTCTTTATCTCGCGTATGGCGTTGTTTATCTCCGACGGGGGGCTTGACCCTTCCGTTGGCGTCGTCGTTGACAGTCCCGCAATGGTTGTTGATGTGTATGTTGGCATTACCCCCCCTAGACCACGTAATCTCCGACGCGGACAATTACGTCCTCATCGTTGTAATCGCTGTTTATCGCAATGTGGCTTCCGCTTATTCTCTCCGCTGTTTCCTGATCGCGCAGGGACTTGAGAGCGTCCTTGTAAAATTCGACCCATGTGGTTACGCGGGTGTCGTTCATCAGGAAGGGTTCCGCTTCAAGCAACGCCCCGTAGAGAAGGCATTCCCACGCGTAATCCGTCCACCAATTCGTCTGCTCGGTTGCCGATAATTCCGTGAGGTTCTTGAAATACGTCAGCGTGTAGTACCATGTATCGTTCGGATACGGACGGACGCGGATAATGCCAGACGGGTGATCTGTGGCGAACTGTTCCGGCCTGTCGGGTGCCGTTGACCCGTAGGGGTATCGGGCAATCATCGAGGCGTGATCTGCACGACGAAGGCGATACTGCGTCGCGGAGGTGGCGGTTGACGCCGCCAGAGTGAGGGAGATTGTTTCCTTGTACCCTGTCGGAAGTGCAATCTCGTCGTTGGTCGTCGTCAGCGTCCCTATGGCTATGGCCTTCATAGCGTTGTAGTTCCTGCGCTCTATCTTCCTCTGCGCCATGTTCACGAAGTCGCCAAGATAAGCCGCCAAATCTTCTCTGTTCAGGTATCCGGCAACCAGAGTTTTAAGACTGTCGAATGTCTTACCCACGTTTCATCCTCCATTTGTCGTACTCCACTTCCATCGCCGCCAAGACCACCCTCTTGTCCAGTGCCGCCATACAGATAGGGGCGCGAGTAACCGCGTCAACAGGACAGGTGTTCAGTTCGTAGTGCAGTATGTGGCAGGGCTGACAGGACACGTTCGCGCTCAACGCCGTCGTGTTTGTCCAGTATTTCGTCCAGTTCTCGACGGTGGAATGGGAGAGCATGACTATCTTCGGCGTGTCGAAACAGCTTGCCGCGTTGAGAAGGCCCGTTTCCGTCCCTATCACAAGGTTGGCGTACTTTGTCAGGACAATGGCCTCGCGGATAGACCCGCCCGTGTAGTCCGTGACCTGTGGGCCACTCCATGTGAGCATCTTGCAGAACCCGTCTCCCGTCAGTACCATGTGCGCGTCGGGGTGATTGCCGAGAAATGCCCGCGCCACTTCTTCGGTGAAGGGATAGACCTTGTGGAAGGACGAACCGGACAGGCTCCACACGACGAGGAACTTCCCGTGTTTGCGCTTGAACTCCCTGCCCCATGAATCCTCGCGGGGGGTAAGGTATATCTCTCCGCGCCTGCCCTTGATGTCGGGGTATCCCGCTATAATGAATTGTTCGTCCCAATAATTGTGGTTGGCGTACTGGTGACGCTTGTGCTTCGACAATGACGCCTGCACGGAGTCATTTACAAAGAGAAGGTTACTCTCGACGGAACCGGACAGGTTGATGAACCTGTCATACTTCGACCCAAGTTCGTTCCAGTAGTTTTCAAGGTCGGGGTTGTCGTTCCACTTGTCGCCGGCAGGCTCGACGATAACCCTGTCTATATGGGGATTGGCCTTCACGATGGGAAGCGCGCTCTCCTTGCAATGGAGGTGTACCGCGTAGCCTTCCTCCTTGAGGACGGGATAAAGCACCGTGGCGAACACATGGTCGCCGTATGCGCCCCACCTGAGAACCAACGCCCGTTTATGCGGCTTTTTCGCCATCCATTCTCCTGATGAACCTAGCGGGTACTCCCGCCCATATCTCATTCGGGGGTATGTCCCGCGTAACGACGGAACCGGAGCCGACAAGCGAACCCTCGCCTATCGTCGCCCCGCATACGACTATTACACCCGCCCCCAGCCTTGCGCCCTTCTTGACAACCGTTTTTTCCCAGTTGTCCTTTCCCGATGGAGGGAACCTGTCATTCGTGAATGTGACGCGGGGGCCGACCCATGCGTTTTCCTCGATGGTGACGCATTCGGGGATGAAGCACATCGCCCCTATCCTGACGTTCTTGCCTATGGACACGTTCGGGCCGATCTCGCAGAACGTCCCGATATTCACCCCGTCGCTTATCCTTGCGGACTTGTAGATGTTGGACACGCCCCATGCCTTGTACTGCGGCTTGTTGGGGTCGAACTCCAATATTTCCCGTATGTAGGGATGGGGATGTTGCGCGTTGAGGTGGTGTGCGTTCTGGACAACACAATGGCCACCGATGGTTTCTCCCGGTGGTGACAGGAGGGGTCTTTTTTTCGTGTCGTCAACGTGGTCGTTGTAGTTCTCGTCCCACAGGATAACCTCGTCATAGGGCATACCGTACTGTTCGCAGAGTTCCTTCTGGTACTGCGCGAAAACAATGCTCATGCCGTACTTGGCAAGACAGGTCAGTTTGAGCATTTCCGTCCACTTGGAATCGGACACTTCCCTGCACTTTATTCCGGCCTTGTTGAAATGCTCTGCCACCCGTGAGGTGAGGGACGGGTCGCCGCCTATCCACTTCGTGAAAGATGTGATGGATTCCCTCATGTTCGTGTGATCTCCGAGAATGGGGGAATGCACCGCGTTCCGTATGCCCTCCGTCGTCCCTATGGGCGTTGTGGTGTGGATAACGGTAACGTCGGGAGTATACATAGCCTGATACCGCGCGACGATCTTCGGGAAGTCATCGCCGTAGGGGATGCAAACGTGCATTATCCCGACGCTGAGACATACTTCGTCGCCGCCCATATACATCATGTCGTATCCGAGCATATCGGGGTAAGCCTTCCTCAACGTGTCGTAGAGGGGCCCGCCCGTCTCTCCGAGTCCGATAACTATTCCTGATCTACGCATTTGCCTCCTTTTCGGGGAACAAATCCTTGTCCCAATCTGCCTTATAGTCGTACAGCCTGTCGTTCATCTTCTTCGCCATCGACATTGCAGATTCGAGCTTGTCCTTGACGACAGGCTTGAACCCGTTCATGTCCGCGTGGTCTACGATGTCGTATATGTCCCTGAGTGTTTGGCATATCGTTTCTC